AAGATATCAATCCAGCATTTATGAAAAGTTTTAAAAGAACATTAGAATATTTTGGTGGTGAGAAACAATTTTGGAAATATATTGCAATGTTCCGAAAAACTGATATAACATTAATGCAAGCAGATGTTATAAAACAACCAGATCATATAATTAAACACTTCCATGGTAAAACATTATTTCATGTATCTAATATTTTTTCTACTGATTGGTTGATAGCTAAGTATGGATTTGGTGGTGCTATTAAATTGTTTAATGATTTGCAAATTAAATTATTTTCAAAACCAGGAATAAAATTAACAGGCTATTCCCCAAATCAAATTAATAATAACTACGCCATTATTTCTGACACCTCTATGATTAAGGAATTATAAAAAATGAAGTTTGAAGTAAACGAAAAAGTATATGCATTTACTATGCTATTATTTGGCCAACAGTTGTTCCTTCAAATGTTTGACAATGAAGGTAAGCTAAATGATTCTGAATTTGGTTTAATTAAACCTATAATAAAAGAATTGTATGAAGGATTAACAGAAGAACATAGAATAAAAGGATACGAAAGAGCATTAAAATATAAAGGTTCAGCGTGTCCTATTTTAAAAGACTTCACAGACATATGGTATATTATGTATTGTATAAGTAACTACAGAGTGGATTGGGTAGGTATAGACTCAAGTCAAGACAGACAAGAGCTGCATATTATGAAGTATGCACTAATAAATGTTGCTAAAAAATCTCATAAAAACTTTCCAGAGTTTAGATCAAGGCACGTATAATTCTTTCTTATAAATATATACATCAAGAGATATAAATGAAGGAGTTATTTAATGGCAACAAGATCCGATATGATCATAGATCAAGGAAGTACATTTGCTACTGTTGTTACTGTCACGGATACAGATGGTTCTGTTGTTGATTTAACTGGTTATACTGCAAACTCTCAAATAAGAAAACATGCTACGTCAGCTAACACTCAAGCCACATTCACTATTACAAATGGTGGAACATCAGGACAACTAACATTAGGTTTAAATTATGCTAATACTACAGCACTGACTGCTGGTAGGTATGTGTTTGATGTGGAAATAACATCAGCTGCAAACGTACGTTCAAGAGTTATAGAAGGAATTGTAACAGTAACCCCAGAAGTAACGAGATAGCATATGGCATTATTAGGACAATCAGGAGTACTATTAAACACTGCAGCCCTTACTGTTAAGTCCGCACAAAGTACAGCAGGTGGTGGTGCTGCTAGAATGGATAAACTAGAAGATGTCAGAGAAGTATCAAAAGCCAATAACAACATATTAGTTTATGATGGAGTACGAGATCTATTTATTTTAGAAGCTCCTAATGCTGATGGCGGAAGTTTTTAGATGTCAACAGAAGCTTTATCAGCTACGCTTGTTACTACCTCTTCAAAGAGAGCAAAAGTAATAAGTCGTAGAGCAAACTTTTTAACAGAACTAGGTGACGTGGTGTTGACCAATAGAGCTGATGATGATGTGTTAAGATATAACAAAGCAGACGACACCTATGTGATAACACCAAGAAAATTAGATGGAGGAAATTTTTAATGGCAGGTACAATTCAAATTAAAAGATCAGCAAACACAGCTACACCAAGCACTTTAGAATTTGGTGAGTTGGCATGGTCTTCTAACAGTGGTACAATAAGTATTGGAAGGGAAGAAAGCAACACTTCTAATGTTGTATCTGTTGGTGGTATAAGAACACCTGGTACATTAACAGCTAATCAAGCATTAGTAGCTAATAGTACATCATTCATTAATGAAGTTAAAGCAGCTAACCTTCACATTGGTACTTTAAAAAGTACTGCAAACTTAGAAGCAAATATAACAATGACAAATTCATCAACCGCCAATTTGCATAATGTTAATTTTAGAGGTTCACTAAAAGACAGCAGTGGTAACAAACTAGAAATATATAATTCTAGTGGCTCAAAGATTTGGGGATAAGAAATGGCTGTACCAAACAGTAAAGATACACTAAAGGAATATTGTCTAAGAAGATTAGGCAAACCTGTTATAGAAATTAATATTGATGATGATCAAATGGATGATCGTATAGATGAAGCACTAATGTTTTATCAAGACTATCACTTTGATGGTGTACAAGACATGTTTTTAAAACATGAGATAACAGCTACTGATATATCAAACGAATATATTACAATAGCTAATGATTACATAGGTATAGTTGACATATTTGATATAGGTGATTCAACAAGTACTAATAATTTATTTAATGTTAGATATCAAATAGCATTAAATGATATGTATGATCTATCAAGAATGGATCTTGTACCATACTTTATGAACATGATGAACCTAAGACATATTGAAGAGATGCTTGTTGGTAAACAACCTATTAGATACAACAGACATGTTAATAAATTATGGATTGATATGGACTGGGGTAAAGTAACTGCAGGTCACTTTATAGTAGCTAAAGGTTATCAAAAAGTAGACCCAGATACATATACAGATGTCTATAATGACAGATGGTTACAAAGATATGTAACAGCATTGTTTCAGGTACAGTGGGGCAAGAACCTAACTAAATTTGTTGGTATGCAATTACCAGGTGGAGTTCAATTTAATGGAGAACAAATATTGCAACAGGGTTTGGATGAAAAAACTAAACTAGAAGAAGAAATGATTTCTAGTTATTCCTTACCAGTTCATGACATGACAGGATAATTAAATGGCTAAAGGTACCAATCTTTATTTTGATAACTTTACAAATAGAGACGAACAAAATTTAATCAACGACCTAGTCTATGAATCAATTAAGATTTATGGCATTGATGTTGGTTATTGTGCTTATGCAGAACAAGATACAGATGACATCCTTAATGAGTCAAGAAAGAAAACCTACACACAATTTAGTCAAATAGAAATGTACGTTAAAAATGTAGATGGCTTTGAAGGAGAAGGTGACTTCTTAGGTAAGTTTGGTTTAGAGATTAGAGATAGAATTACATTCTCTATTGCACGTCGTACATTCTCTGAGACAGTTGAATCTGAACAAAATATTACAAGACCAAGAGAAGGAGATTTAATTTTCCTACCACTTAATGGTAAAACATTTTCAATTAAATTTGTAGAACACGAACCTACATTTTATCAAATGGGTTCATTACAATTTTATGATATCACTTGTGAATTATTTGAATATAGTAGTGAGAGATTAAATACAGGCTTCAGTGGTATTGATGATTTAGAAACAAGATTCAGCACAGATATATCTGTGGATACTCAACTTACAACAGAAGATGGTATCGAGCCATTGTTTACAGAAGAAGGTATAAGATTAACTTCAGAAGAAGAAGATAGATCTGATGCAAGTGCAAACACTTCATTGGATTATGATACAGTAACAAATGCAGATAATATACAAATAGAAACAGATGCGGATGCAATACTTGACTTTAGTGATGGTGATCCGTTTAGTGAGGGTGGAACTTTCTAATGCTAGGACATACTTTTTATCATCAACATTTACGTAAGTATGTAATTGTTTTTGGAACATTATTCAATGACATTATTATACAAAGAAAAGACAATGCTGGTAACGTCGTACAAGATATTAAAGTACCTATAGCATATGCACCTAGAGAGAAAGCATTAGCAAGAATAAATGCTGATCCTGATCTTTCAAAAAAAGTTGGTATGGTATTACCTCGTATGTCTTTTGAAATGAATTCAATTAATTATGCTCCTGAGAGAAAATTAAATAAAATTCATAGAAACGTATCAGCTTTTAGTGATGATAAAACAAAACTTTATGCTGCTTACAATCCTGTAGCATATGATGTTGGTTTTGAACTAAATATATTTACAAGATACGCAGAAGACTCAACACAAGTACTAGAACAAATATTACCATTCTTTACACCAGAGTGGTCAGTAACTATGAATTTAATTCCAGAGATGAATTGGAAGCAAGACATACCAATTGTATTAAATGGAGTATCTATGCAAGACACATACGAAGGTGACTTTGAAACTAGACGAGCATTAATTCATACAATAAACTTTACACTCAAAGGTTATCTATGGGGACCTGTAAGAAAATCTGGTATTATTAAAACTGCTAATGTTATGACACATGTAGACACATCTGCTGTATATGCAAATGAACATCCATCCAATACAGTATGTGCAAATGTCAATGTGACAGACTCCTCTCAACCAGGATACTACATACATAGTAGGACAACAACAACACCAGGTCTATTAGCAAACGGTAGTCCAACATCCAACGCATCACTTTCAGTAGGCATAGGTTCTATAGATGAAGATGATGATTACGGATACATACATAATTTTGAGGAGTGGTTCAGTGCAAACACAAGTGCCTAAAGAAGATCCAATAGCAAAATCATTAGACTTAGAACCATTAATAGATGAACCTAAACCTGTTCAAGCTGTAGTAGAGGTAGATGATACAGCGGGTCAGTCTGAAAGAGATTTAAAATATTCCAGAGAGAACTTATACCATCTTATTGAAAGAGGTAGAGATGCTTTAGATGGAATACTTGATCTAGCTAGCCAAAGTCAATCACCTAGAGCATATGAAGTAGCTGGTCAGATAATTAAAGTAGTATCAGATAGCAATAGAGACTTAGTGGACCTACAAAAGAAAGCAAAAGATTTATTTGCAGAGGATGCTTTAAAAACTGGCAATGTAACTAATAATTTATTTGTAGGTAATACATCTGAGCTAACAAAACTAATAGGTGGTAGTGCTAGAAATGTTTTAAGAAGTAAAAAAGAAAGTAAGAAAGTATGATAGATGAAGCATCAATGGACTTCACACTATTCTTAGTACCGTGGATAGCTTTATTGATATCTTTAATAGCTACCCTATGGATAAAAGAATGGGTGACATCTTTAGTTAAAGGTATGAAGTTTAGAATGAACAAAGCATTCAATGAAAGCGACCATGTAATATTAGATGGTAAGCC